TGGCCTGCGTGAATGCCTGCAAGGGAATTCCGAACGACCAGCTTGAGATGGATTCTGCTGCGTTCATCGACGTGTTCAACGAGTACAACGCGCTGAAACGCCAGAAGCGGGCACTGCTGGCTGCCCTGAACCTGATCGAGACTGACAAGGACGGCGACGGCTTCATCTGCCGCGAAGCCATGGAACAAGTCCGCGAAGCGATCGCGCAAGCAGAAGGGGCTGGTCAGTGAATCCACTCGTAGGCGATACACCCAAGGAAACCGTCCAGAACGTAGTCGAAGCCATGTCGGCGCTGCTGGTACTCATGGCGCCGCAACACAGCGACCTTTGCCGCCTCATGTCGCCCCTGCTGGCGGCACTCGAAACCGTAGCCGAATCGGAGGAAGAATGACCCCTGAACATCAAGCCGACATCTCCACGCTGGAACAGGAAGCCCGCTGCAAGCGATGCGGAGGCATCATGCACCAAGGCATTGCCATGGGCCAGACGTGGAGCGCAGGCATCCCGGATTTTCCGGGGCAAGATACCTGCATCACCATGTCACCGGGCGGGCCTGGTTGTGTGGTCGACTGCATGAAGTGCGAAGCCTGTGGGTGGAGTCGGACATGAAAGAGCGCCCTATCCTGTTCTCTGGCCCGATGGTGCGGGCTATCCTCGAAGGCCGCAAGACCATGACGCGCCGGGTGGTGAAGCTGCGCCACGGCGCCGATGTTGTCGTGGTCAATGGCCAAGTGTGGAAGCCCGCCCGTGTTGATTACGCTGGTTACGTCGATTGCCCCTACGGGCAACCCGGCGACCGACTGTGGGTGCGTGAATCATGGCGCACGGTAAAAGAGGCAGACGACATCGCCCCGCGCGATCTGAATGCCGCGCATCGGTACTGGTACGAGGCGGATGCGCCGCACCAGATTGGTTTCGGCAAGTGCCGCCCATCAATCCACATGCCTCGCTGCGCATCCCGCATCCTGCTGGAGATTACCGCAGTCCGCGTTGAGCGCCTGCACGACATCACGGAGGCAGACGCCCAGGCCGAAGGCGTGGAGCGTGTTGTCGTGGGCAGCGGATGGCGTCGGTATTGCGACCATGACAGCGAGGAAGTGGGCGTGCCGCCGTGCGGCGATGCCCGCCGTAGCTTCCGTTCCCTGTGGAAGCACATCAACGGCGCGGAAAGCTGGAATGCCAATCCGTGGGTGTGGGTAGTGGAGTTCAAGCGGGTGCAGCCATGACCATGCACCTGCGCCAGCTTGGCCAAGGCGTGAGGTTCGTCCTGTGTCGCACCGGGCAGAAGTACCGCGTGGTGCGCCGGGAAACGCGCTTTGGACGGCGTGAGATTGTCGTTCTGATGGATGGCAGCGACCGGGAAACTACGCTGCACCACGCCTGCCACGTTAAGCCGATTGTGAGGGCGTAGCCATGTTCATGAGTCCGAAGGAACTGGCCGCTGTGCTGAGTGTCACGCCACAGTGCATCACGGCCTGGTGCCGCGCCGGGTACATGCACGGCGATGCGTACATGGTCAATGGTCGGTGGGTGATTCGCTGGTCTGATCTGCTGCGCACGTCCCTGCCGGTGATCGGCAACAAGCTGCGCACCAACGGCAAGGTGGAGGCCATCGTCGGCAAGCGCCCGCGTGGCCGCCCGCGTGGATCACCCAACAAGCAACCCTACCCAGAAGGCGTGAAGCGCCCGAGGAAGAAACCATGACCAATCGGGCCGCACAGACGGCCCGTTTTTATGCCAGACTGGCACAAAACGAAGGAGCGAACGATGGATATGACTGGAATTCTGATGTTGCTGGCGCTGTATGTCGCCTACCGCATAGGGCGGTGGCAAGAGCGCACAGAGGCTGAACGCCTGCAAGCAGAGGCAGGCGCGACAAGACTGGCCGACGAATACGACAGGGCTACCCGCCGTCAGTCCTGATCCGCGCAGTAATACACGTCGCCCGCATAGTTCAGATGCACACCGGGCGACCGGGTGATGATGCCCGCCTCGATGGCGGTGTCGATCATCGCGTTGAACTCGCTGGCCTTCATGTGCATCTTCTTCAAGAGCAACTGACGCGGCATCGCCCCGGCAGCCAGCACGCCCGCCAGATGGCCAAGCTTGGGATCGCTGGCGTACTTGCGAGCGCCCCGGATGTAATCGACGGCCTTCTTCATGTCCGTGTCGATCTGGCTGACGATGCGGTTCTTGCGCACGGCACGCACCAGCGACAGGTCATAGTGGCGCACGTAGCTGATGGCCCACTCCAGATGCTCACGGCGCACCGTCAGGGTGGTGGCGTCCATCGCTTTGGCGGCAATCATGGCCAGCCGTAGCGCCTTCTCGAACGTCCGCCCCAGCAGCACGTCAAGATGCTCCGGCTCGAACTGGTCTTTCAACTGGTTCAGTTCCGCCTCGAACGAGCGCATCAATTCCTGGCAATCGTCCTTGATGTTCATACCTACCGTGTGCGCTGGCATCTCGGCCATGCTGATTTCGGTCAGGTTGCCCGTGCGCTGGGCTGGCGTATTGACCTTCTTGCACCACTCCACAATGCGCGGCGGTGGATCTGTCTGATCCACGAAGCGGGCCAACTGGCGCGGCTGGCTGGATTCCACCACGATCAGGCGACCGAGAAAGCCGTCCTGCACCAGATCGTCGGTCAGGTTGCCGTAGAACGTGGCCGGTGTCGTCGCCCCCAGAATGGTAACGGCTGGGTTCTGGATCAGCGGCACCGAGCCATTCATCGCCGTGGCCTGCGCCTTGGTCATGGTCATGGTCGAATAGACCGGGGGGCGCATCACGCCATTGAGCTTGCCGAAGGCTTCTACCAGCTTGTCGATGGCCGCCTCGCTGTTGGCGTTGCCCTTGCTGCGCGAGAGCTTCAGGAGCTTGCCCATCTCGTCAATGATGGCGATGTGGCTGGGCTGCTTGAGCAAGGCCGAGAACACAGCGCCAGCCGATGTGTAGCCGGAACCGGCGATCAGGTCTTGCAGGCCGGCAGCCGTCAGCACACGCTCCACACACGACTGCGGGTGCTCCTTGCCTTCGGTCGACTTGGCGACCATCACCACGTAGAGGCTGGTGAAGTTTGCCAGATTGCTGCGGTAGATGCGCTGCGTGCAAGTAGCCGCCAGCGAGATGGCGGCGGCAAGGGATAGCTCGGGCTGGGCCTTCGGCGCGGTGGCGGTGATCCACTGCGCGATGTCGTTCAGGATACCGGGCGGATTGGTGATGAAGCGCGGGATAGCCTTCGCCGGTTCGTCACTGGTGGTCGGCGGCAGCATCACGGTCGCGGGCTGTTCCACCATCTTCTGCCACGGCAGCGGCGGCAACTTCACCGGCTGGGCAACGGGCTGCGCCTGGTGCTGTGGCATGCCGCCCACTGTCATCTGGATCGGTTCCGGTTCGGCCAGCGCAAGGCAGTTGCGCAGGGATTCAGCGGCACGCTGGAAGGTCAGGCCATTGGCGTACATCACCAGATCGACGGCTGTCATGCCGTAGCCCCCGCCCCAGTCACGAATGCCGTGCGGGTGGATGCCGACATTCGGGTTCTTGCAGTTGCGCCACGTGGCCACGCACCGGAATCCGTCATGATCGGCTTTCGCGGTCGGGATGATCTTGGGCACCCAGTCATCCAGGCGGGCCAGTGCTGCGCTGTTCAGGTCGCGGAAGTATTCGGCCTGAATCGACAGGTCGGTGTTGATGTGGCCGTCGTCCTCCTTGGGTGCGACGGTGCGTTTCTGGTGTTTCTTGTCGTTGTCAGTCTGGTACGGCGCCAGCACCTTTTCGACTTGCTGGAGGAAGTCATCGGGCAGTGTCGGCAGTTCGGCTACTGAAAGGATGGAATCAAGCGTGTCCTCGGTGATCCACGTGTAATGCAGGCCGGTGGGGTGAATCGTCGGCGGCACCACGGTCTGCCTGCCATCCGACAGCACATCGAGCACGCGCATGCCGCCCACGTCGAAGCTGCACGATTTCTCGCCGTTCCAACGGTAGAACCGCGTCCAGCCTTTCTCGCCCTTCTTGGCGACCGGGCTGTAGGGGATCAGGGCTTGCAGCGCATCATTACCGCCCCCCGGCAAGTCGTAGTCTTTGTCCAGCGCCACGAGGCCAGACATCTTGCCGAGCACCACTCCGATACCGGCATCCGGCCACTTCTCCCAGTGTTCGATTTCAATGTCTGTGGGCATGCGTTGGGCGAAGCGCGTCCAGTCGCCCATGCCGCGCCAGCCTTGGCTTTCAGACCACTGACCGGGTTTCTTGCTGCCTGGTGCAATGGGCACCACGCTGATGTCTCGCTCCAGAAACTTCCATGCGAATTCGGCGAAGATGGATGATTGTGGTTTTTCTTCTGTCATGACGCCTGCTTTCCGGCAAACAGTTGGCACATGGCGTGTGCCCGCTTCTTGGCCTGGTAACGTGCCTGCCGCTGGGCGGCGGTCATCTTCTCGCGCTTGGCATCGCGCCCCTTGCCGATCTGATAGACCTTGATGGCATCGCGCCCACGGCTATCCTTCTCCCAGCTTGAAATGTGCGCGGCCTTGGCCCGGTGCAGTTCGCGGGTGTATTGCAGGACGGTGACGTAATGCAGGCCGGTTTCTTCGGCCAGTTGCTCGCAGGTATAGACGCCTTCGAGCATGAGGGCGATCAGCTTGGCCTGCGACATGGCATTGACCTTGATGATGCGACGGCCCTTGTTCAGTGGTGGTGCCAAGTTCAATCCTCCCGCATCTCGATCACGCGCATGCGCTTGCTGCGCAGTTCCTGCTTGACGATCTCGATGGCCTTTTCCAGTTCGGCAATCGTGCAGACATCAAGCTGGGCATCGTGGATTTCCATGGCCAGATTGACGGCCTGCAACTCCGGGCCGGTGAACACGAAGCGCCCCAGCCGTGCGCCGCGCTGGGCCAAGGCATAGAGCGCATCCTGTCCTGCGCGTATCTGGTCGGAAAGTTCGCTGCCGATGCGCAGTCGTGCCAGCGCCTCGGTCATGTTGAGGGCGGCAATCACCACGTCCATGTCGGACTTGCCACCCCCCCCCGTGCGTAGCACGTCCAGCGCCATGTGGTTTTTGATGCGCAGCGTCAGAATCTCGCCCTTGGCCACGGTCACGGGCTTCATGCCGTTGATGACCCAGCTCACCGCATCCAGACGCACGCCCTTTGGCCGGTACTTGCTGCGCTTCCTCATTTGCTGGTGGCCTTCACGTAGTCGCTGGCCTCGCTGTGGCCTCGCTGCACCATGTCCGGGCGCACGATCTCCAGAGGCAGGCCCGCCAGTACCGCCACCTTGCGGGCATGCTGCGACGGGATGCGACGATCCCACTTGGCCACCGACTGCACAGACACGCCCAGCGCCTTGGCTACCGCGCCGCGCCCGCCTGCCAGCGCAAGAACGCCCTCGACGGTGAAGCCCACCGGTTCATCAGGATTACTCATTTTTTTGGTCATCGCCGTGGTTTGAGATTGAGAAAAACTCAATGTTATACAGAAATCATCGTATTGCCAAGGCTGAGTATTTCTCTATACTGACCAAACGCATGAAAATAACTGAACGAGCGACCGAAGGAGCAACCCATGAAACCCGTACTTGCCCAGCGCCTGCGTGCTGCACGTCAGGCCATCACCCCCGAAATCACGCAACGTGACGTGGCCAAACACCTGAACCTTTCGCCGTCCGCCATCAACCTGTGGGAAGCCGGCAAGACCGAGCCTTCAGCCTCCGCACTGGCCGAACTGTCCCGCTGGTATCACGTCAGTTGCGACTGGTTGTTGGGCGTGGACAGCGGCAAGCAGGCCGCCATTGGCAACAAGCCAGAAGCTCCGATATTCACTGTCCCTGTCGTTCCGCCCTCTGCCATGGCCCGCTGGCACTGGGATGTCGTGGTGGAACTGCTGCAAACCGCTGTTGCCTATCCGCCACAAACCGCAGCGGCCATGCTGGTATCGAGTGACGCTCTCACCAGCACATGCCCCACCGGCTGCTATGCCGTCATCAGCAAGGCCCATGTGCCCGAGCCTGGGCAAATTGTGCTGGCCATCATCAGCAAAGCCAGCGAACCCGTGCTGCGCAAGTACGTGCGCGAAGGCGGCGATGATCTGCTGGTCGCCGACGACACGCGATTCCCCACGTACCGCATGGATGAAGGTGTGCGTATCGTCGGTTTGGTGACGGAAATCACCGTCCGCAAGACCCTGATTTGATTCGTCAGACTCAACAGAGCAAAAATTTTTTTCGTCTTTCTGGTTGAGTTTTTCTCAATGCCATGTATGATTGAGTTTCCCTTAACCAACGAAGGAGCGAAAGTGAAGAAATTTCTGACCGACTTCCTGTACTACCTGCGCATCTTCCGGCACATGCCGATGAAAATGCGCGTTCGCACTGCATGGCGCAACGCGGGGATGACGCTATGAGCCAGACCATCGAGCAACTTTGCACCGACTGGCTGCAAGCCAAGAAGGCCGAACAGAAGGCTAACGCCGAACGCATCGCCATCGAGGAGCAAATCGTCAGCCTTACCGGCAAGCGTGACGAAGGCGCCAAGACCGTGGATGCCACCGGCTTCAAGATCACCGTCACCGGCAAGATCAGCCGCAAGATGGACTGGAAAGCCTGGGAGGCGATCAAGGCCCAAATCCCGCCCGAGATGCACCCCGTCAAGCTCAAGCCCGAACTGGACGAGAAGGGCGTCAAGTGGCTGGCCGACAACCAGCCCGACATCTACAAGCTGCTGCCCATCGAAGTGAAGCCGGCCAAGACTGCCGTCGAGGTCAAGCCCGTGGAGGTCGCAGCATGAGCGCCGTCACCAATCAGTCAATCGACCTTCGCATCGACACCGTGACCTACCACCGGCTGCCCGGTACAACCACCACCATCTGCGCCATCAAGATGGTCAATGGCTTCACGGTGCTTGGCCAGTCGGCTTGCGTCAATCCCGCCGACTTCGATCAGGAACTGGGCGAGAGCCTGGCCCATGACGACGCCCGCGAAAAGCTCTGGCCGCTGGAGGGCTACTTGGCTGCCGAGCGCCGTTATCAGGGGCTTGTCGCCGACGAGCGTTGTCACGCCTGCAAGGTTGAGATTTGCTCAATCGGACAGAAAATGGAGTGGCTTTTGCGTCAGCCAATAAAGAATTTCTCACGCTTCGGCGCGATGTTGGTATCCGACTGCTGGTGTGAGATCGAGGGGCATATTGACCTCATCACCCGCCTACCAGACGGAAAACTGAAATGCCTGCATGACCTGTTTTATTCCATGCAAAAGGAGTCCGCGTAATGGCCACTGCATCAATCACCATTGCCGACGACGGCGAATCCGTAACCGTGTCTGCTGACTTTGGCGACAAAGTAGAGCCTGAATCGCAAGCGCACCAGATGGTATCCGTCCTGCTGGAGTCGATCCTTGGCAATGCCAAGCGATACGAAACCATCGAGGACACGGCACCAGAGCACAACGTCGAGCCTTCACGAATCATCACGGAGTAGGCGATGCGGGCAATCGACATCACTGGCCAGAAGTTCAACCGCCTGACTGCTGTTGGGCAAATCTGGTCTGACCAACACGGCAAGCGGCAATGGGTGTTTCGGTGCGACTGCGGAAAAGAGGTCATCACCGTGGGCACCTTGGTCAAGCGTGGCGTGGTGAAGTCGTGCGGATGCCTGCGTGCAGAGAACGCAAGAAAGAACGGCAGGCATAGCGACGGCCCGCCGAAGAAGCACGGCAGCGCACATACCGCCATCTTTGCTGTTTGGAAAACCATGCGGCAACGGTGTAGCAATCCGCGCTGCAAAGATTACCCGCTGTACGGCGGACGCGGCATTCGTGTCTGCGAACGCTGGGATTTGTTCGAGAACTTCATTGCCGACATGGGGCCGCGCCCTGCTGGCCACACCATCGAACGCATTGACAACGACGGAAACTACGAACCTGAGAACTGCAAGTGGGCAACGCTAGCAGAACAGGCAAACAACCGCCGCGCACGCGGCACAACAACGAAAGGACTGACCGATGGCATTCAACCTTGACTCTATTCGAAAGGGCAAAACGATTCACGCCCCGCGCATCTTCATGTACTCCACTCACGGCATCGGAAAAAGCACGTTTGCCGCCAATGCGCCCGATCCCATCTTCATCTGCACGGAGGACGGCTTGGGCAGCATCGACACCAGCAGCTTCCCGCTGGCCAAGACCAGCAGCGACGTGATGGAGGCGATTCGCACGCTCTACACCGAGCCGCACGATTACAAGTCCGTGGTGCTGGACTCTGCCGACTGGCTGGAATCCATCCTGCAAACCGAGATCGAAGCCAAGCACGACGCCAAGGAACTGGCCTACGGCAAGGGCGCGCTGATCCTGGCTGACAAGTGGCGCGAGGTTCTGGACGGATTCAACGCGCTGCGCAACGACAAGAACATGGTGGTCATCATCATCGGGCATTGCGAGATTAAGCGTTTCGATTCGCCCGAGGTCGAGCCGTATGACCGCTACCAACCCAAGCTGCAATCGCGGGCCTCTGCGCTGTTGCAGGAATGGGCCGATGCCGTGCTGTTTGCCAACTACCGCACCCTCGTCAAGAAGGATGAAGTCGGCTTCAACAAGCAGGTCAATCGCGGCATCACCACGGGCGAGCGCCTTCTGTACACGCAGGAGACGCCGGCCTATCTGGCAAAGAACCGTTACAACCTACCGGCATCCTTGCCGTTGGACTGGAACGCTTTTGCAAACGCTCTGGCGGCTTCTGCTGCCTGAATGATTGAGAATTCCTCAACTTTTCACCAACTGCCATAACGAAAGGATCGAACGATGGCCAATCTCGCAGGCTTTGACGCCTCCCAAGTACCCGAGCAACAAGAGTTCTCCGCGCTGCCCGAAGGGCAATACGTGGTGATCGCCACCGCTTCCGAAATGAAGCCCACCAAGTCAGGCACCGGCCAGTTCTTGCAATTCACCTTTGAAGTGCTGGACGGCCCGCAGAAGGGGCGCAATCTCTGGGCACGCCTGAACCTTGTCAATCCGAACCAGACCGCCGTGGATATTGCACAGCGCGAACTGGGCGCCATCTGCCGCGCCGTGAATGTCATCAAGCCCAGCGATTCGGCTGAACTGCACAACAAGCCCATGCTCATCACCGTGGCCGTTGAGATCGACGACCGCAAGCGCGAGAGCAACATCATCAAGAAGTACGAGCCGGTATCCGCTGGCGCTGCTACCTCTGT